AAGCCCTGCGGTGGAGATTTTTCACTCCATCCGCAGGACTTGACCTTGCAAGCAATCAAGGCAACCGCCATACCTTTGCCCGACCGATTACGGCTTCAGGGCTTTTTGGAAGGATCTCTTGGCGGACAGACACGCAATGCCTTTCTTAGCTCTCTTGTGGTATCACTTCCCATCAGTGGTTGCATTTCACGTGCGATTTTGCTCTTGCTAACCTTTGCGTAGAGTTCGGTAGTGGAAATAAAGCGATGTCCGAGCATCTTACTGACAGTTTCTATCGGTAAGCCATTCTCCAAGCAAATAGTTGTCGCAAAAGTGTGTCGTGCTGTATGCGAGGTAGCTTCGGTATGTGGTGGCAATCCTGCTTTGAGGATAATCTCTCTTATCTTGCGATTGAAATGGCTGTTAGTAGGAAACTCTCGAAAGAATAACCCCTCCGTTCTTCCACCTCTAAAGATGGAAAGGATTTCTTCAGCAATAGGCAGTAAAGGAACAATACACCTATTCTGTGTTTTTGTGCGACAGAGCGATATGTACCTACGCCCATCACTAAGCGTGTAAACATCATCCATTCTAAGTTTCTTTAAGTCAGAGAATGCTAGACCCGTAAAGCAACCTAAGAGAAAGATGAGCCTGCAATGGTTGTCTACCGATTTGTGCGGACGAAATGAAAGCAATTTGTGTAGCTCGTCAGAAGTAAGGGCATTCCGCTCGTATGTGGGTGTTTCTATATCAATGAAGTCGAAAGGGTCTTCACGGATATACTGCTCCTGCAACGCTTTACGGATGACTTGATGCAGGTGACGCAGTCGATTGGAAACGGAGCTTTCCTTGTTCCCCAAGTCTCGTAGCATAAACAAACGGTAGCTTTCTATAAGGTCTTTGTCAACCGATTGTGGAAGACACTCTTCATTGTTACTAGCCCTTAGGAAACGGACAAAGCTCTTTTGGCTGTCCTTAAATGCCCTCACTGTAGCCTTACTGAGCGTATGCCCCTTTAATTCCTCTTTGCTTTCAGATAGGGATTGATAAAGTTCTACAAGCGTTGGGATAGGCTTCGTTTGTCGTAGATACTGTTCTTTGAGATATTCAGCTGTCACATAGTTCTCTTCCCTTAATGTGAGTTCATACAGTGTATGAAGTCGTTCATCCATTGAGTTCAGTTGCAGATTGACAAGGTTCGCTCTGTTTGCCCCCTCTTTGATACGAGCTTTCCTCGCTAACCAATCATTGGGAGACGTACACAAGCCTGTTGAGAAAGAAGATGATGTCCCATTGCAAGTGATACGACAACGAATAACGCATCTACTCTGTTTATTTGTCTTGCTCCTATCTATGTAGAATAGAACTGAAAATGTACTTTTCATTATTCTTGAACTCTTTAGTTGGTTAAATGGTATTGAGTAATGAGTGGGAGAATCTTCTCTACGTCCCGAAAGACACGCTCAGGGGATGTCTCCGCATACACTTGTGTAGTCTTAATTTGGCTATGCCCGAGCATCTTTGATACGCTTTCAATGGAAACGCCTTCTGAAAGTGTCATCTGCGATGCAAAGGTGTGCCGAGCCATATGAAAGGTTAGATTCTTTGTGATACCACAGAGCCGTGCTATCTTTTTGAGGTGGATATTAACGGTATCACAACCAGGAATGGGCAGGAGATAACCTTTGGGCGGTTCGTGGCGAAATGCCCTTGTATGGATGCCCCTATACCGTTCAATAATAGCAGAAGCTTCGGGCAATAGCGGAATGTAGCAGATATTTCCCGTCTTCACTCTCGGCTTGCGTATCCAAGTCATGCCATCTTCCTCTACAAGATGTTCGGTTGTAAAGTGGTAAATATCCGTGTACGATAAGCCTGTATAGCAGGAGAAGAGAAACATATCCCTCGACACCAGCTCATAGCTTTGCAAGTCTTTCTCACTTAACGCTACTATTCGACCCACTTCTTCCTTTGTGATGTATCGAGGTGTACCCACATCCCAACGGATAGAATGAGCGATGAAAGGATAAGTGTCAATAACGTGTCGCTTGTACAGGTCTTTGAGCAGAGAGGCCAGCATTGAGAGATAGCCAGCTGACGTGTTGAGCTTAAACTCCTTGTCTTTGGCAAAATACTCCTCCAACTCTTTGACAAAGCTGATATCAGCTTTCTGTACAGGCATATCCTCCATATGGTAGCGACATCTTATAAATTCAAACAGATGTCTGCGGAAGAGCAACAAACATTTTAGCCTTCGTTCGCTACGGTCTATGCCCACTCTGTCTTGGAATCGTGCAATATATTCGTCCAAGAAGTGAAGTAACCCTTGCGATTTGCTGTTCAGCCCGAAGACTAACTCTCTTACCTGCCCTGCTGTAACGCTATTGCCCAACTTGCTCGAAAGCGATTCATAAACTTGATGAATGCTTACTTGCAGTCTGTCGATTTCCTTATTTACCGATACCGCTTCGGCACTCTTACCCACAAGTCTTTGTTTGCGACTATCCCAAAGGTTACGAGTACAGGCGCATTTACAACTGAACTGAACCATCGAGCGACCGATGCTGATACGTCCCATAATGGGACTTTTGCCGTTTTTGTTCTGTGTGCTTTTCTTGAGATAGAAAAGCAACCTCATTTTTTCTTTTTCCATTGTCGTTATATTGTTTGCAAAATTACATCTCCAAGAGGAACTTATGATTGTGCAATACATTGATAATGAAAGAGAAAACACCGCTTTAGTTACCGCTTCTTTCCGCTCTTTTCCTTTCATCGTTTCTCGAACGATTTGGTAACTGAACTCTTGCCTTTTCGCTCCTTTTTTCGCCTATTCCCTTTGATGTAATCCCATGAAGAAAAGAGTAATACACTCTCTACTCCAGCGAGATACAGACATTTTCTCCTTTTCTTGCTTTCTACTCCCATACTTCCGCATAGAACGCAGCCAGCTCAGGCACCTTGATGAAGGTGCGGTAACGTTCTTTTTGGATAATCTCATTGGTGATGGAGAACTCGTAGTCAGTTGATTTCTTGGCAAAGACGGCTGCCCAAGCATCAAAACTGTTGATACCCTGCTTCTCTAAAGCCTGCGGACGCAGATACTTGAACAGAAGATACAGTTCCGTCAGACTATTGGAGATGGTCGTTCCAGAAAGAAAAGTCGCTCCCAAGTCCTTGCCAGACCTCTCCTGTATGGTACGAATGGCAAAGAGCATGTTTAAGGCACGCTGTGAGCCATCAGGATTGCCCAAGCCTGACACACGGTCATGGCGGGTGTTGAACATCAGGTTTTTGAATTGGTGCGATTCATCTACAAAGAGGTGATCGATACCCATCATCTTGAAGTCCACGGCATCGTCTTTTCTTTCGGCGATGCTGTCCTGTATGTTCTGTAACTTGGCTTCAAGTGTCTGCTTGCGCTTTTCTAAGCCTTTGAGCATACCACGGGAAATCTCCGCTCCTTGCATACGCAGGACTTCAAGGTTTTCTTCCACAGAGTCCTTCTCCTTCTGCAGGATAGCCTCTTGTACTTCCAAGGCTTGCGGTATCATGCCGAACTGCTCGTGCGTGAGGATGATGCAGTCCCAGTCGTTGTTCTTGATGTCGTTGAAAATGCGTTGCCTGTTCTGCTTATTAAAATCGTTCTTGCCGGGATAGAGTACCTTAGCATTGGGATAAGCTTTCCTAAAAGTATCGGCAATGTCGAAGACGTTTGCTTTCAGTCCGATAATCATCGGCTTGTTTGCCAGTCCCAATCGTTTCATCTCGTAGGCAGCTGTACACATGATGAGTGTCTTTCCCGCACCCACCTCGTGGTCACATATACCGCCACCATTGGTTTTAAGCATCCACACGGCATCCTTCTGACTTTTGTAGAGGTCGGCAATACCCAATCGTTTGAGGTCAAGATCGGGAAACGTCTGGTGCGTACCGTCAAAGTTGGGTCGCACAAAACAGTTGAAAAGGCGGTTGTACCTATCGGAGAGCTGCTGTTTGAAGGTATCGGGTGTGCGTCCGAGCCAATCGACAAAGCCCTGTCTGATTTCCTCAATCTTGGCGTTCGCCATCTGTATGGCATGTCCGTCCCTTACTTTGATGGTCTTGGTCTCTCCCGTAACCTTATCCGTAACTTCCTTGCTCTTGTTGATGTCGGGAATGGTATTGTGCAGGGCATGCTTCAGGAGATTGATGCCGTCATAGCTCCGGAACTCACCCTGTACGGCATACTTGTGCCAGATATTGGCATTCTTTCGGTCGCAGACAATGCTGTACTCGTCCATGTTGGAATGGTAGGATACATTAATGTCTGTCTCGAAGAACTCTGAAGCGAACCTGCCATAGACTTTGGCAGGTATCCAGCGTTCACCAAGGTTGAAGTCTAAATCGGCAAAGGGAATGGGTGTAGGTGTGGCTGCACGCAGGGCAGCAAGGCTCTGCTTTGCTTCTTCGTGTTCGGGATGGTCCAAGAGCCATGACTCGATGCGCTCCGCCTTTTCTATTACATTGCCCGAAATGAACTTGTCCGCCACTTCGTAGGCATTCTCTTCGGGATTGAAATAGATGCGACCTTCCAAGGAAGAAATAATGTCGTTTTCCTCCATATCAGGTAAAAGCGAACTCATGTAGTCAAGTTCCACCGTGCCGTACTTGTTGAGCGATGCCCCCAGTGCCTCCATCGGGTCTGCGGCAACGGTCAGTTCCGTGGTGGAAAATGCCGTTGGATGGTCAAAGATGTCCGCCTTGACGTACCTGCCGTTCTCAGAGCGTTCCAAGAAGAGCATTTCCACGCCTGTAGCAT